CATCAAGGAGTGGGGACGGGGCATCGAGTACACCTCGCTGGCCGAGGACCTCTCGCTCCTCTCCCCCAACGACGGGGCGCAGAAGGTCCTGAAGGATCAGATGGCCCTCTGCATGGACACCGCCGCCGCCGCGGCCTTCACCGGCAGCCACGCGAAGATCTGCTTCATCCCCACGTCGCTCACCGGCGGGACGATGGACACGGACGGCACCCCCTCCACGACGGCCCTGGTCAACCTGACCAAGGACCATCTGGGCGTCATCCGCGACTACCTGGCCAACGACATCCACGCGCCCTTCTACGACAGCGAGTGGTACATCGGCCTGTTCGCCACCAAGGCCCTGCGGGGGCTCAAGAACGACCGGGTGATCCAGGCCTTCCACCAGTACCTCCAGAAGGGCGACCTCCTCTACCGGAGTGAGATCGGCCAGGTCGAGCAGATCCGGCTGGTGGAGATCACCCACGAGAACGCCCTTTCCAACGGTATCGGCTCCGGGTCGATCCTGGGTGAAGGCGTGGTGTTCGGCGAGGATGCCGTCGGCCGGATCGAGATCGAGTACCCCGAGCTGCGGGCCGATCCGAACTACCGGAGCGATTTCGGCCGCAGAAAGGCCGTGGCCTGGTACGGCACGGTGGCCTACGACGTCCTGTGGCAGAGCGCCACGGACCGCGAGGCCCGGATCGTCAGGGTCGGCTCGGCCTAATGCCGGCAACGGGCAAGGCGGCCGGGGCTGACGCCCCGGCCATCCCGTAACCTTTTAACATGGGAGGAATTTGAAATGTTGAGAAGCGATATTCCGGTCGCCCTGCCGCTACATCTGTCGATCGACTACGACGACGCCGGGGGCGTCGACATGGACCAGGTCGCGGCGGACGTGGGGGTTTTCGTGATCCCCTACAAATGCGAGGTATTCCGGTCGGGACTGGTGGTTTCCGAGGCCTGCGCCGGCGGCGACGCGACGCCGGTGGTCGATTTCGACCTTCGGCCCACGGCGGGCAGCGACACGAACCGCGGCGCCGCCGACATCGCCCATTTCGTCCTGGCGACGACGGCGGCAGGGAAGGTGATGTACGACGAAGCGGCCCAGGGCACCGTTCTGGAGCCCGGGCAGGAGGTGGTGGTCCAGCTCACCACGGCGGCCGCGGGCGCGGGCGCAGCCGGGCACGTCCACCCCTTCCTGCTGGTCAAGGAGATCCCCGAAACGGTGGCCAACATGAGCGACATGGTCGTGACGGCCTAAGCAACCCGTCCGGGCCGGCTCTGGCCGGCCCGGACGGACCCATAAAGGAGCAAGCCAATGGCAGCTATCGCAAGCAGCAACGTGACCGTCACCGTCAATGTCGGCAATCGGGAGATCGCCGGCGGCGGGGCGGGAAAGAATCTCACCCTGGCAACCGTCGCCTTCGGCAACGCGGCGCTCACCTATCCCACCGGCGGGGTACCCCTGCCGGACAAGAGCCGGTTCGGCTTCCACCGCGCCATCGAATTCGCGGCGATCCAGGGCCCGCTCGACGGGTTCGTCTACAAGTACGACGCGGCGAACCACAAGATCAAGATCTACACCCAGGGCTTCGCCACCGGCGCGACGGCCACCGGCGCTTGCGAAGACGGCGCCCTGGTGAAGAACTCGGCGGGCGCCGAGGCCGCGGCCCCGCGGATGTCCAAAACGGCGGCATCGACGACCTACGACATGGGCCCCCTGATCGAGCTGCCGGCGGCGATCGCCCCGGCGGCCACGACCCTGCAACTCCTCCTGGTGGGGGAATAACCGGCCGCAGCCCGGCCGGCATGCCGGCCGGGCGGGCTGAACGAAAGGAGAACGCGAACCATGGCACAAACCCTTTACGTCAAAATGAAAGACGGCGGCCAGCGGCCGGTCAAGATCATCCGCTCCTGGCTCTCCAACGGCGGCGCCTGGGTGTACCTGCACGTCGGCGGCCGCTACGCCTACAAGGACGGCACGCCGCTGCGGGCCGCCGCGGAACTGGACGCCCTGCCGCCGGCCCAGCGGGCCGCCGCCCTGGCCTGGTGGCGCCGGACGGGTGAAAAGGAGTCCAGCGACTTCTACGCCAATCAGGAGGCCGCCGCCGCCGCCCTGGCCGGCGACTTCCAGAGCGCCCTGCCCGACAGTTCCGAGCTCGACGCCGTCCTCTACACCCGCCGGCCGAAGAAGCGGGGATCCGCAGTCAGCGCGCCGCACGCCTGGCCGGACTGGTTCGACGCGCGGCCCGACTGGTGGGGGCAAGCCGATGTGATCGGGTTCCCTGATTTCATCTACGAACGCGATGACGCCGAAGAGGCGAAGAAGGGGAAAGCCGAAAAGAAGGCCGACGCCCCCGGGGAAACGGCTGGCGAAGCGGGCGACGACCCGGGCGCGGAGGCCTAGCCCATGGGCGGGCCGATCCAGGACGACGCCCTGCGCGTTTGCCGCGCCTGCGGCCTCATCTGGCTGGAGGACGCCAGATTTGCCGGCGACGGGGACCATTGCCCGCGCTGCGGCGCCGACCCGGCCGGACCGGACCGGGAGATAAAAGGAGAGGATGATGAATACGCCCAAAGATAGCAGCAAACCCCTGAAGGTTCAGGTGGTCAAGATGCCCGACACCAAGTCGCCGGGCATTGATAAAGCGGAGGCAGACTCCCCCGTCCGGGCGGAATTCAACTTCCGCGAGAAGGGCAAGGTCCAGCCGAAGGGCTACAAAGGGCTGGCCATCGACACGGAGGTGACGGTCACCATCAAGGGGACCGTCAAATCCGTCGGCAGCCGCTGGGGAGACAATAGCCCCCAGTTTTCCATCGATATCGCCAGCTGCGATATCGTCCCGAAGAAGGCCAAGCCCGTGAGCCTCTCCGATGCCCTCGACAGCGCCCAGCAGGGGCGCAAAAAGGTGAGCTGAGATGGACGGCCGGCAACTCCTGCAGGCGGTTCTCGACCAGCTCGACGACACCAGCCAGGTCCGCCGGGAGGACCGGCGGCGGATCTTCCGGGCCCTGGACCTGGCGGCGCAGGCCTTCTGCCGCTTCACCCGGATCTACCGCCGCTCGGTCACGGTGACCACGGCGGAGGGGGAGCAGCACCACGACCTGCCGCCGGACTTCCTGGACCTCTACATGCAACGGCCCAACGGCCGGCGCTACGTCCGATACACCGCGGGCGCGGATGTCACCTGGCCGGCGGTGGTTCCCTGGGAGCAGATCTACCGCCTGAACCTGACGGAGCGCCAGGAGACGCCGTCCCGGGTGGCCATTCGGGAGCAGGAGACGACACCGGCGCTCATCACGGGCACAGCCACCGCCCCGGGCGCCGAGAGCCGCGGCGCGGCGGTGCTGACCGACGCGGCGAAGAACTTCCTGACGACGAACCGCGTCTGGCCGCGGGATGCGATCCACAACCAGACCAAGGACAGCGACGGCATCGTCCTGGCAGTCACCGACGCCACGCACTTGCAGGTCGCCCTCTTCGACGGCAAGAGCAAGGGGATCACCTCGGGCGATACCTACACGATCGTCCCGGCCACGCGGGAACGCCTTTCCCTGGAGGCGCCGGCGGCGAGCGCCGGACATGCGATCGACATTCCCTACGTGGGAATGCCCGATCCGGTCTACAGCGACTACGGCAGCTGGCGGCTTTCCGATGCCCGCTGCTACGGCATCGCCTCGGGCGCGGCGATGCTCCTGAAGCTGCCGGAGAGCAGCTGGCAGGAGGCGCAGGTCCTCAGCCGGGGGTTCATGGAAGAGGTCAAACAGACGAACCGCGAGACGGCCCGCCGGGTGCTGCGGGAAACCCGGCGGCCGGCCTGGACCGGTTGGTAGGAGGCAGCGATGGCACAGTGGCCCCATATCGACGCCGGCGAGATGGCCGAACGGGTCCGGCGGAACGCCAACGACCCGGCGGCCGGCCTGGCCGTGGTCGATGCGGCGGCCAAGGAGATCGCCCAGCAGGGCTTCTGCATCCGGTCGATCCTTTCGGCCGTCAGCACGCCCTATATCCGGGAGATTCCGGCGCCGGGCCTCAAGGTGCATTTCGTGGAGTATCATCCGGAGGCCGGAAAGGGCATCTTCCTGCGAAAGATCGACCCGCTGCGGATCGGCCGCCGCTCCCTGCAGGGCCGGGAACCGCAATATTGGTGGGAGCTCGACGGGAAGGTGGCGATCGAGCCCGTCCCCGTGGCGGAGCACGCCTTCAGCCTTTACGTCTCCGCCGAAGCCAACGACCTGGCCGAAGCCAACGACCTGACTACGCTGCCGCTGCCGTGGCAGCGCCTGGCCGTCCTGCAGGCCACCGCCGCTACCCTGCGGCCGCAGCGCCGCTACCAGCCCGCGCAGCTTCTGGAGCGCATCGTGGCCAACGAGATGGAATATCTGGCCCAGAGCATCACCCACAACATTCCCGACGGCGAGGCTGCCGTCGCCCCCGACGAGTGAGGACGCCATGCCCAAGACATACACCGCCTACGGTTTAACCGGCTCGGGATCGCTCAAGGCCATCGACGGGGCGATCCTCGAGGACGGGGACCTC